TAGACAAGTCTATCATCAGTTGTCTGTTGACTTTAATAAAGTCTGCTAGAACTTTCTGCATTGTTAACGCTCGACCATAAGCGTCAACGATAGCTTGTTTATTTCTTTTACTTACACTAGCAGGACTTTGTTGAGCCTTTTCTAGCACTTCTAATATATTAACAGCTTTTGACATTTTATTTTCCTTTCGTCTTTCTAGTTAATAAGTCTTATATAATCCCATTTCATTAGAAGTCAATAGTTTATTTTTATTTTTTTTCCACAGGAACTTCCGTGCCACAGCAGATGACGTCCCCCGTAGCTTCTACTATACTATATACACCAAAAGGTTTGGGTAATGGAATGGAGTGGAGAAACTCACAGGAAGGATTTCACCAGCAGGTAACCCGAGAGCAGCAGAAGCCCCGCGGTCGGGTGATGTGTGGCCAGGAGCAATGCGATGATCAGGATCATGATGCATGCACCATCTCCTGCATCAGCCCCCACGCTTCAGCGTCCTGCTGCACCAGCACATGCGCTCCGTCTCCCCAGTCCAGGTACCAGTATTCCAGGCGATGAATCTCGCGGTGTTCGTTAACAAATGCGCGCAGCTCGTCCGATGGGCCGCCCCAGCTGAACTGCCAACGCCAGTATCCTTCGGCCTGGTCGTTGAATGTATGTGGCTCTACGTAATCAAAGCAGAGTGCTTCGTACTCTGGGTCCTTCAGGTCTTCCTGCCTCTGCTGCCACTGTTCTTGTACTAAGTCTACGCACCGCGGGTTGGTGCTTCTTTCTGATGCAATATGCATATGTTGTCCTTTCTAATGGGGCTAGCTTATTTATCCGATTGTAATTATCTAGAATACAACCTTTCCTAACCCCGTGTGAACTGCATGCGCCTCTCGCCTATCGGGCCACTCGCTTCAGTTCAGGTACTTATATAGTCCCATCTTATTAGATAGTCAAGTACTTTCATCCCAGAGATGTAAAAAAAATAAGTTAGCTTCATCCACACGCAGTTCCTGAGCTGGAGATGCTCCTGAGTCATCTACTACTATGGTACCGCGACCCACGGAACTTGGGTAATGGAAATGGAGAACTTCCCTGGTACAGCAGGTTACGCTGCAGCTCACCAGGATCCATGATGCTGGTAGAAAGGAGAGGTTTCCGCCAATGGACTGGCATGGCATCTCCGTTGGTGAGTTACCCGCAGCTGGGGCAGCAACTATTACTATGCCTCTGGATTGGGCGTGGGCAATGGAAATGGAGAATGGAGGAGATGTTCGTGGATCGCATCCCAGGCAGCAGGGGACGCGGGAAGGTTAACCCTGTACTGGGGGGCTGTGGTGGGGGTAATGGACAATGTAGAATGGAGCACGGAACAAGGAAAGATATACAGTGCTCTCTCTTTGAGGTGCTGAAGCATAATGAACGATCTTCCACCATGTAAAGTATGCTTAATATTCCACACTTTTTGGAAAGGGCTAATGTTTATCTTATTACTTGATGTTACTTTCAACTCGACAAAAATGTTGATCCCATCAGAGATGCCATGCAAGTCTGGTACACCTTGATTTACCCACGACTCAAACCGAGTCCAATGGATATTAGGCAAGTTCTTTCTCACCATTTGCCATAACTTTGATTCTGGTTTCAAAAAGGCATACCAAAATAATATAAAAACACAGCAATTATAATTGCTAGTTTCCAATTAAAAGCTATCAACAATACAAGTAGTAAAAGAACTATTTGAATCATGGTGCCTCTTTCATCAGTTCCAACATCTGATAATAATAAATTAATCTAAACTCTAAATCTTCTGCTGTTAGCATGGCTCTTCGTAGGTTTTCCACTCTACGCCAAAACAACGCAGGAGTCATAGGTAGCTTAACATAATTATACCGATCTGGTCTTATTAATATTAATTGCATTATTCTGCCTCCCAATTTTCTATCCAAAATAGTAAATGCTCACTATCACTTTGAATATCTAGACTAGCATCTTCTTTATTCTGTTCTAAATACTCTTTAACTTTTTTTAAAACTTCTTCAGCTTTTGTTTCCCTACTTTCTTTTTCATTTTCTTGTTTTGTTACTTCACTAGCTTGTTTCATCCATAACTCGATGTCTTGTGTTGTACTCATTCTTCCTCTCTTTCTTTGACGACTCACATGGTGGCAAGTATATCCATGCTTTACGCCTGATGTTGTCGTCTTAACCTATATAGTCCCATCTAATCTTATAGTCAAGATTTATTTTCTAATTCTTTTACTTCTTCAAACGTAGTTTCAATACTGTACTGTTCTTTGAGATCCTGTAACTTCTTCTCAACCTCTTCTCTTGACATGGAATCTATCGTGCCTGTGAGTATCTCTTTTTTATCAACATACAACCCAGCAATCTGTCCACGGCGAGTCTCTGCAGCGACAGCAGCATTATAATTACCAGCAGATGACGCTTGGTCTCTAATTCTAGCCAATGTAGATAATGACCTCTCCTGAGTACACTTGTACCTATCCAAGACAGCCCTTCTCTCCATATCAATCGCTTTCGCAGTTAATGGAGATCTTTCAGGGTTTTGCAGTTCAGAAGCTCTCACCCGTGCAGAACCAGGTGCATACCCAGCATCAACTGCACATTGTGTAGCTGTTTTCAAACCTTCAGAATGGACAAGGAATAATACAAACCTTCTTTGTTTTTCTGATAGTTTTCTATCAAACAATGCGTCTGAGAACGCTTCAGGTATTATTAGTTCTTTATTATCTTCCATAATGCATCAATCTTATAGATGTTTTTGTTAAAAAAATATATTTTACATAAATATCTCATGAAATGCGAGTTTTTTTCGTAAAATATAGATATTTTGTAACTTCTAAATATTTGTAAGTTACACAAAGTTACAAAAAAAGCTAAGTATTCTGCTACTTGTAACCTTGTTACCTTGTAACTTGTACTTTACAAAAAAATAATTAAAAAAATATTTTGAGTAAAAACATCTATTAGAAACGCTGTTTATGAGAACATCTTCGGGTCTTCCCGAACTAATCTAAGTGCTTTGTCCAGTGCCTGCCTGCCATCAGTCATGATGACTTCCCACTCTTCAGCAGTGTATACTCTATCGTGCTTTGGATTATAAAATTTAATGGAGACATCTCCACAGTGTCTACATTTATAGACTTTTCTTACTGGGCTTTCTGGTAGTTTGGTGTACATACCGTTTTATCCTTTGTAATGGAAATAATACCACGTTTTTAGGTAAATTTTCTTTAAAATATATCGAATCCATGACTTTCATTGATTCAATTCGTTCATATTGGTCGTTGGTCCGTGATGCGAGGATCGCGTCCAATAAATCCCGTTGCTTTAATATCTCTTGATCGCTCATTTTCCTAATATTGATCTTTTTTTCAATCTTGTTCCAACAGGACCTTTAGACTGTGTTTTTTTACCTTTTAATACGGCAGCCGCCGCTTTCATTGCATCAGAGCTTGGTAATGTACCCATTCTTTTTATTTCATTTCTTAATTTTGCTTTTTGTGCTGTTGTAAGTCCTTTCAACGTATTAACTGCAATTGCAATATCATCTTTATTTACGCGTCCAGTCGTTTTTCTTGATTTAGCTAACTGCATTGCAGTTAGAGGTTTTTTCAATTTTGATCTAGTTTTTGGTGGCATAATACTCTCCTACGGCTTCTTTGGTTTCTTTTTAGGTTTAATTCTATTCGGATTCTTTGGCTTTTTCTTTAGTTTAGGTTTTATTTGTGGATTCTCCATATTATAATACAATCTTTGGAGCATTTCATCCACTTCTTTTCTTCGTGCATCGCGTTGACTTTTAACAACTGTAGCTCTTCCAACACTCTCTCCTGCTTCACCACCCAATGCCATTCTTTTAAGCCTTTGAGACTTAGTTAATTTTGGTCTTATACCTTTTGAATTTTTATTAAAACGTGAAAAACTTGGTGTTGGTGCATTTTTTGGCTTTTTTGTAGGATCCATTCTTCTACCCGAACTTCCTGGTTTAAATCTTTTTTCTCTAGCAGTCATTTTTACCTCTTCTTTTTTAATAAACTAATTGGTTTTACTCCTGTGCGTCTAGGGTCTTTTTTTAATCTTTCATATTTAGCTTTTCGATCACGTTTCTTTCTTTCTTGAGCTTCAATTTGAGCAAGTGTTTTCTTTTTAGGTTTTTTCGCTTTAGTTGTTTTCTTTGAACCAGCAAGATAAGCCGCTGCTCCAATAGCTATTTCTCTAGCAGTAGGTAATTTACTTTTAGATTTGTTTTTAGTTCCAGCTAATTGTTGTCTTCTAGCTATAAAACCTTTAGCCGAAGATGTTGCTTTTTTAGATTTTGGAGGATTACCCATGCCTTTACCTTTAATAGGTGCAGCTGATACGCCTTTTTGTAATGTAAATGCCTGATCGGGTCCAGACCTAACCTTGTTTGTTCTTATTGGTGATCCACCACTTCTACTAACCATATAGCCTCTTATCTTTTTGATGGAGCCGCCGTAGTTAGGCATTTCGCTTCACAGGCAGCTCCTATCGGGAGTTACATATGTTTAAAAACATTTGCTACCCGAAACTATAAGGTAAAAAACATGTTGACACAACTAAAAAGGGGGTTCTTGCCCCCTCTTAACGTCTACAATGGGTCTACTATGGATAAATTTTGTAGTTTTTGAATGCTTCGGGGTCCAAGGGCGGTCCCCAATAAAAGTTGTCGAGTTCATTCGAAACCCCACCACTCCACGCTTGGTTGTAGTGCTTATTTTCATCGAGTTCCCCTTGTGAGTCACAAACCTTACACTGGTTAATGGCTTGTTCCGCCTCGAATCTAATTTTAACATACCCATTGCCTTTACAATGACTGCATATAATCATATCGCCTCCACAATATTTTTCTCAATCGCTCCCATCTCACACGGGAAGCCACTTCTCTCCAGTTCCGTGGTTCGCGAACAGCGTTCTTTGACACTTTCACATACTCACGTAATAATCGTTGTTTTAATGGCGTCTTGCGGCCCATTCCATCCCCTCTTTCTCTTTCGCTAATCTTTCAGCCTCTACTTTATTCTCTAATTCTTCAATTTTTACATTTAGATATATTCGCATGGACCATCTTCCTAAAAAAAATCCTAATACAAATACGCCTATAATGGCGGTAAGATGCCATAAATGAAACATGAAACCTCCTTTCTATTCATTATTATTTAATAAATTATAACATTTAATACAATACCAGACATAAATAAATCTACCTTCCTGGTTGCCCATCATATTATCAGTAATGTATTCTCTACCACATTTATTACAACATTTCTTTTCATACTTCCAATCAGGTTTAAATTTTCTATATGATTTAAACTTTGGCATTAGCGTTTGTGTTCTCACGCGGCTAACTTTCTTTTCCTTGCTTCTTGTTTTACTAAATAAGTTATTTGCATACCTGCGGACCTATCGTCAGAGGCGGCCAGTTTTTTCAATAATTTATACGTCTCCATGGCTACTGCCACACTTTTAAACTTCTTCGTGTTCATCCTGTCTCCTTGAACGGCAACTTAGATAAATGCTCTTGATATTCGATGTCGCCAAAATCGAATGCCGATTGTTCGGGGTCGTGAGCCGCGGACGGTGTAAACTTACGCCCACTATTTCTAGCGAGGTCCGTCCAATCTTTAGCAAACTCTCGGTGTAACTTTTCTAATTGCGCATCACCTAAAGCTTTTGCACTGCGTGCATTTTCTAAACAAGCCTTTGCTCGTGCTAGACGCACACCTAAACGAAAACCTTCTTTAAAAGTATCTTCGTAATCTTTTTTAAGTTTCATTTCTTTCTCCTTTTTAATGGTTTCTTTAATGCTTTAGCTAAGTGCCTTTTCCCTGTTCCCTGTGGCAGGTTATATTGCACAATACCCCTTGGACCTTTTCTTTTTTTACTTGGTATATCCACTAATGCTGCTCTAGGTGTGTTACTTCCTTGTACCAGTTCAATAGGTCTACCATCTGACGTATGCGTTTTAGCTATTCTACTATCATGGTTAAAAGGGTTTAAAACAGTTTCTGGCTGTATTTTTTTTCTTTTACCTCCAATAATACCCATATGATTCCTTTCTTATTCGTTAAGTGAGTAGGGGGATTCTTTGACTACCCCCAACCTTTTCGCGACAAGTCAATATTTCCTATATTAACTACTACTTCAGTACCAACCCCCACACCCTCAGTCATGCGACCATACCTTGTGAGAATCATGCCTTACTACCTTGTTACAGTTGTTCAGCCATACTCAGAGAATGTTGCACCATTCTCATTTAATGGGATAATATAAGATTAAGTATTATATGTCAAATGAAAAATAGTGGGATACTCATTTAATAAAGTACCCATAGTTTTTATAAGTTTTTCAACGTAATTAGGGTCTATGGCATACTTATGTAAAGTCTTAACCACAGCTAGAGGATCAATTTCTCCAGATACATATTGTTTTACTAACATGTCCTGGTACTCTTTAAAATTAGGGTGCGTATTTAATATATTAATATAATCAGCAACTGATTCACATTTTTTATCATACACACGAATCATAATACGAGGATCACCTAATGCTTTTAAATGTTTGGATGTTGGGTCCGTTTCAATAACACCATAAAAGTTATTACCTTCTTTAGCAAACCTGGATTGTCCCCAATCAGATTCTAATACTGCTTGGCTTGCACTAATAAGAATAATGACCCTTTCCGTTGGCGGTATAAAGGTATTAGCTAATAAAGTACAATCAGTAATTCCCTGAACAAAATCTTCTTTGGTAGAGTAAGTAAAATCAAAACTATTAAATGTCGTTTGACAAAATAAAAATAAAGTTAAGCATAAAGATTTCATCAATCACCTGCATCGCCCCAATTGTTACCACATTCAACGTCTACTTTACTCGGGACTTCTAGTTGTACACAATTTTCCATAATGTTTTTAATCTTATCCTTATCCTGTTCGCTTGCAACAGAAAAGTCTAACTCATCATGTACTTGTATATGTGCTAAATATCCTTCCTTGGCTAATTCTAACATAGCTTTCTTTGTTTGATCAGCAGCAGAGCCTTGTATTAATCTATTCAGCGCTTTGTAGGTCCAGGCGCGTTTAATCATACTTTCGCCGTATTGTTGCTGGGCCTCGGTCAGTGGTAGGGCTTTCTGTCCCCATTCATTCGTTGGCTCCCATAAATCAAAACGACATCTTCTACCCTCTAAAGTAGATAGATAACCTTTTTTACCAGCTTTGTTCATTGTATCGTTCATCAATTGCTTAACAAAAGGTACGCGTTCATTATAAGCTGCTAACAATTCACTTGCTGTCTCTAAATTAACACCAAGCTGTGACATCAGTTTACCTTTACCCATGCCGTAGAACAAACCTAAATTAATTGTCTTTGCTTGTTTACGTGGTATGTCAGCCATCTCCGATACCATTGTATGGAAATCAGTTGTTTCATCTTCTCTGTATGAATCAACAAACTTACTTGCTCCTGTAAAATGTTTCATGCTTGCATAGTGAACGACGAGCCGTGGTTCTTGTTGCGAATAATCAAAGATACCCCACTCACAATCTTTTTCAGGAATAAATATAGATCTGATCAGTGGGCCGAGGATCGCGTGCCGTGCTGGTATTTGCTGTAAATTAGGGTTCGAGTAACTAAATCTACCTGTTACCGTTCCTCCTTGGTCGGATCGCATTTGG